ATCCTGCGCTGCTCGACCTGCCACTGGATGCAGCCCCTCGCCTTGAGGGCTGGCGACCTGTGCTACCTGCACACGCTGCCCGAGGACGCCTGCCATGGTGTGGTCGAGGTCACACCGGCATGGGGAATTGCGTACTTTGACCCAAAAGGTGACATCATCCGTGAAACTACGGAGGCGACGATGACGCGCGTCGGGGGCGCAGGCTGATGGAGCAGCAATGCGACCTGTTCATCACCTCCATGCTCTGGTGGCTGATTGCCCTGAACGGTGGAGTCGCCGTCTGGAACCTTGGGATGGCCTACCGAGCCCGGGCGGTGCTGCTGAACGCGCACCGGATCCTGCGGCAAGCCAAGTCGGACGTGAAGCTCGCCGCGAAGTGAGGCGCGCCGTTCAGACCTTGATCGAGGTCAAGCTACGCCGGCAGGAGCAGGAGGACGAGGAGCGCTCCATGCGCGGCCGGATCATCCTGCGAGGCGTCTGTCCCGATTGCGCTGGCGACCTGCGTCGCATCGAGCGCATCCGCGGCTGGCTCACCGACAGCGCACGCTTCGATTGCGTGCAGTGCGGCCGCCGCCACCGATACAACTACCCGGCAGTGTGAGGGAGCGACCCCATGGTAGCGCTTGAACTGTGGCTGCAGTACGTCGAGCAGTGCGTCTCGATGTGGCTCAAGTGGCGCATTCACCAGCAGGAGTAGTACGATCGCGTCAAGTGTCACCTTGACAAGGGAGATGACAATGACCGATCTCAAGACCTGCCCGGACGGTGGCGTATGCCATCACTGCTGCGGCGGCGACAGCTACTGCGCGCGCCGCGATTCGCTCGGCTGCCTGCCGCTTGGCACGTCGACCTCGTGGCCGCACCTTCGCAGGATCGAGCAGCCCGGCTACAGTGAAACAGCGCTGCGGTACTCGGCTGCTGCGTTCGCCGAGGGGGCGCAGGTAGAGCAGCCTGTGCCAGTGGCGGGCGACGCAGAAGAAGGCGCTGGAATCGTGACGCCGTCCATGACCACTTCATACGACGAAGCCAAGGCGCTGCGAGAGGCGCTGACAGAACTCGTGGCGGTTCAGGACTGGAAGGCCGATCTGCGCTACACGGAATTGCTCGGCTCCGTTCCCGACTGGAAGGCGTGGAATGACCGCAACGCTATGGCGTGGAAAGCCGCCCGCGCAGCCCTCGCAGGAGACAGCAAGCCGTGACCCGCTGCGAGACCTGCCGGTTCTGGACGGCCACCCACAAGATGGCCGACACCAGCGAGGTCGCCGGCGCCTGTCGGTTCGATCCGCCCGAGCCCGGACCCGGCAACGGCCTCGGCCGCTGGCCCTTCACGCTGGCTGCCCACTGGTGCGGCAAGCACGAGAGCCGCTACGGCGAAGCGGCCAACATGCCCGTTCTGCACGATCGCCTCAAGGCCTGAGCCTGTGGATAAGTCTGTGGATAGCGGGGATAAGTGTGCGCTGCCCGCACTCAGCGAGTTGACCCGTGGCGCAACGCGCAAGCAAGTGATTGACAGCAACGCCTCGAAGATCGCGCGTAGCATCAGCCTCGGGGACAGTGACGTATGACAAGAATCACAGGGGAGAGAGCCATGAACGTGCATGTGTCGTACATGAGGTGCAGCGTGTGTGCCGGCTTCGCGTTCGTCGGAACGCACGAGGGCGACGTCTGTCGCCGCTACGACTGCGAGGGCCGCTACGAGCGCAGCTACAACGCCACCGCCCGCGTGCCCGAGGCGCGGCCGGTGACGCTCAAGGCGCTCAGCGAGGCGAGCGACCTCACGCCGCTGGAGACCTTCCTTGCCAAGCTGGCCGACGGCAAGGTGGCCGGCTACGCTCTGTTCTACGTGTCCGACCGTGGCGCCCACAGCTTGGCCGTGGACCTGCCCAAGACCGGCGATCTGTGTGCGGCAGCCGTCCTGCTCAACGACATGGCGCAGGAATCAATGCGAGAGATCACCAAGCGGATCCCGGAGGGCGAGTGAAAGCGCTGGAACTGGAACAGCACGACGATGGGGCGTTCGACTGTGAGGCCGATGCGCTGTCGCACATGACCCGCGTGGTGGCCGAACTGTGCGCCCGCGTTGGCGCCGGCAAGGTCGACACACTGCTCGTGACGTGGTCGCTCAACGACGGCTCTGGCAAGGTCCACGCGCACGTCATCGGCGACATGCCGCTGGCCGCGCGCATGGCGATCGCGCAGGTCGAGAACCTCGCCATGATCGTCGATGACGCGGCCAACGATGACGGCCCGACGCCGGATCTGCCCGCGCCACGCCTCCTGCAGTAAAGCCGTTTTGCGCCCACGCCCCACTCCGGACGAGTGACCGTTCGGCCCGCTCTCTCCCTTGTCGTGGTTGTCGGGGGCCGAGGGCGTGGGCGCAATCTCCGAGCAAGACTGCCGCAGCCTGTGGCACCGAAAACGAGGCGGCGCCTCGGGGTCTCAGGCGAATCGCACTAGCCACGCGGACGGCAGCGGGCGAGGGGTAGGCAGCGGGCCAGCATCCCCGCCAGCAAGCTCATGGGGCCGCGGACCAGTCTCATCCGCGCTGCACATGACCTTGCTGTCCCCGAGTCCGACATGGATACTACGTATCCCGATGGGCGTTGACCGCGCCCGGACGGGCAAGTGAGGCTCGGGGGCGTGCGGACCTATCCCGAGCTTGACGCCTCCTAGCGTGACGCGGCAGGCCCGGCTGCCATCCGTACACCCGGGCACCTTTCTCTCCTACAATCCACGACACCATGAGCACGACCCGCACCCGATATTGCCGCTCTGCCGAGGCTGACGCCCATTCGGCAGGGCACCGGGCTGTAACCCCGCGGTCGGCTAGTTCCGTGCAGGTTCAAATCCTGCCAGCCTCACCACTCCCGACTCTCTGGCGCTGATCTCTCCTCACGGGGGGTTGGTGCAATGGCAGCATTCCGGATTCCAAACCCGGCGATGCGGGTTCGACTCCTGCATCCCTCGTCACCACTTCACGCCATACGCTGTTTGCCTTACGCTGTCATCCCGTGCCGCCGGCGCGTGATCTGCGTGCGCTCGGTGGCCCCACCCGGCCACCCCTGAAAGAGCGCCCCATGTCCAACCTGAGCGGTCGCAAGACCGGCAAGACCGGCAGCCTCAAGCTGTCGGAAGTCACCGCCCGCAACCTCATGACGGGCATCGGCTCGTGCCAGAGCGCGATGAATACGCAGGGCGCGCAGCGCTCGGCGCGTGTGGTGGCCGCCGGCATCGCCCCGGGTCAGGGTGCGTTCATTGACGGTGGCCTCAAGGCTGCGCGCGGCAAGGATCAGGGCACCGATCCGGCGCGCGTCGGCCCGACCCACTCGGGTTGATGTCGGAGGCTGTGGCGCTCGACGACGAGGTCGCCGAGCGCCTAGTCCAGTTCGAGTTCGATCCGCTCGGCTACGTGATGTGGGCCTTCCCATGGGGGGAGGCCGGCACCGACCTTGAGCACGAGACCGGCCCGGTCAAGTGGCAGCGCGACCTGCTCGTGTCCGTCGGGCAGGAACTGAAGGCCGGCGGCGATCTCGGGGCGATCGTGCTGCGCGCGGTGCGCTCGGGCCACGGCATCGGCAAGAGTGCGCTGACCGCATGGGTCATCAAGTGGGGGCTGGAGACTTTCGCCCACACGCGCGGCGTGGCCACGGCCATGACCGACACGCAGTTGAAAACCAAGACATGGGCCGAGCTATCGAAGTGGCACGCCATGTCCATCACGCGCGAGCACTTCACCTGCCACGCCAAGAGCATCCACGCCAACGGCGACGATGAGACCACCCGCACGTGGCGCATCGACTGCGTGCCATGGAGCGAGAACAACACCAGTGCGTTCGCCGGCATGCACAACAAGCGCCGGCGCATCATCATGGTGTTCGACGAGGGCTCGGAGATCGCCGACAAGATCTACGAGGTCGCCGAGGGTGCGCTCACCGACGGCCTGACCCAGATCATCTGGTGCGTGTTCGGCAACCCGACGCTGACCTCGGGCAAGTTCTACGACCTGTTCGCCAATCCGCGCTGGGTCTCGGTGACGGTCGACGCCCGCGAGGTGCCGTTCACCAACCGGACGCTGCACGAGGTCTGGAAAACCGAGTACGGCGAGGACAGCGACTTCTACCGGGTGCGCGTGCGTGGGCTGCCGCCTCGCACTGGCGTCACCAACTTCATCAGCCCCGACGTGGTGCGCGCGGCGATGCGCCGCGAACTGGCGCCCTCGTTGTACACCTACCTGCCCAAGTACCTCGGGATCGACCCGGCGCACTTCGGCGATGACGAGAGCGTGGTCACCCTGCGCCAAGGCGGCATGGTGCTGGGCCAGTGGTGGTACTCGGGCCTCGATGGGCCCAACCTCGCCGGCAAGGTCGTGGAGCTATGGCGCCAGCATCCGCAGGTCACGCAGGGCTTGGTCGACGCGATCGGCGTGGGCGCCTCGTGCGCTGACGTGCTCGCCCGCGTGCCCGGCTTCCCGCTGGTGCGGGTCAACGTGGCCACCCCGGCGACCAACGACTTCGAGTACTTCAACCTGCGCGCCGAACTGTGGGGACGCATGCGCGCGTGGCTGGAGCAGGCCGCAATCCCCAACGACGAGACCCTGTTCAAGCAACTGACCACGCTGCAGTACGGATTCGACGCCAAGGCGCGCATCCAGCTTGAGAGCAAGAAAGACCTGAAGAAGCGCGGCGTGCAGTCCCCCGACCGCGCCGACAGCCTGTCCATGACCTTCCTCGCCGAGGCGGTGCGCAAGGTCGAGTCAGTTCGCCGCCACGACGCCCTGCCCGTCAAGAAGCGCACCGTTGTTTGGAAGCGCTGACCCCACGCATAATCCCGTAGCTACTTATCCACAGGCTCCTCGATGATCCCAGCGAACACGCTCATGCCCCGCAGCGCCCCCGGCAAGCCGCTGGTGGCGGTCAAGAATCTGGAGGAGATGGCAGCCTCGGACAAGGGTGACCAGCCGCAGGATCCCGATCAGAGCGCCGGTGCGCCGGGCTCGTTCCTGAGCCACGAGAGCCAGCTTGCGGGCCACATCCGCCGGGCGTGGGACACGGCCAAGATGTACAAGGAGAAGGTCGCCCTGCGCATGCTGGCGGCGCTGCGCGCGCGCCGTGGCGTGTACTCGCAGGCGCAACTGCAGCAACTGCAGCAGACCGGCGGCCTGAACTTCGTCTGGGTTGACCTCACCGAAACCAAATGCAGGGCCGCCTCGGCGTGGATCCGCGAGGTGCTGATGCCCGCGGGCGACCGGCCGTGGATGCTCAACCCGAGCCCCATGCCCGACCTGCCCGAGGAGATGAAGAAGGGCATCGTGAAGAACGCCGCGATGAAGGCGCAGGAGGCCATGGTGCAGGCCCAGCAAGCGGGCGGCGGCGTCATGGGGCCGATGGAGTTTCGCCTGCTGGCGGTGGAGATCGGCGAGAAGATGCGCGACGAGGTGCAGGCCACCTACAAGCGCATGGCCAGCCGCGCGGCCGATCGCATGAGCGAGAAGATCGCCGACGACATGGACGAGGGCGGCTGGGAACGCGCCATGGACGAGTTCATCGAGGACTTCGTGACCTACCCCGCGGCCGTGATGGAGGGCCCGGTCTACAAGCGCAGCAAGCAACTGAAGTGGCTGCCCGGCTTCAAGCTCGGGGTCGACGAGGAGCCGCGGCAGCACTGGTCGCGCATCAGCCCGTTCGACGCCTACCCGTCGCCCTACGCCACCAGCCCCCAGCAGGGCGAGTTCATCGTGCGCAAGCGCTACCAGCGCCGCGAACTGTTCGACTGCATCGGGGTGCCCGGCTACGACGGCGAGCAGATCCGCAAGGTGCTGCGCGACTACTCCGACGGCCACCTCGAAAGCTGGCTGTGGACCGAGGCCGAGCGCAATCGGCTCGAACAGGAAACGATGTACACGTTCCTGTCGCCCAAGGGCGTGATCGACGCGGTGCACTACTGGGGATCGGTGCCCGGCTGGGTGCTGATGTCGTGGAACTGGCAGCCCGCGGACATCGAGAAGATGGACCCCGAGCAGGAGTACGAGGTCGAGGCGATCCTCGTGGGCCAGTACGTGATCCGCTGCGCGATCAACAAGGCGCCGCTGGGCTGGCGCCCGTACTACAGCGCCTGCTACGACGCGGTGCCCGGCGCGTTCTGGGGCAACTCGGTGCCCGACCTCGCGGACACCAGCCAGAAGATGGTCAATGCCGCGGCCTGCGCGCTCGCCGACAACATGGGCATGGCCTCGGGGCCGCAGATCTGGGTGCACCGCGATCGACTGGCCGACGGCGAGAACTCGGTGGAGATCTTCCCGTGGAAGGTCTGGCAGTTGAAGTCCGCCGACAACCAAGGTGTCAACCCCGGCGTGGGCTTCTTCCAGCCCAACGACAACTCGCAGAACCTGATGAAGGTGATCGAGACGTGGGAGATGAAGGCCGACGACTCCACCGGCATCCCGCGCTACACCTACGGCAACGAGCGCGTGGGCGGTGCGGCCGACACCTACTCGGGCCTGTCGATGCTCATGAACAACGCCGCCAAGGGGCTGCGTCGGGCCATCGGCAACGTGGACGTGCGGGTGATCCAGCCCACGGTCTACTACGCCTACGTGCACGAGATGATCTACGGCAAGGACCCGACCCTGAAGGGCGATTGCGTGGCGGTGCCCCGTGGCGCCAGCGCCATCCTCGTCAAGGAAGCCCAGACGCAGGCCCGGCTGCAGGCGCTCACGATCACGGCCAACGAGTTCGACATGCCCATCATCGGCATGGAGGGCCGCGCCGAACTGCTGCGTCAGGCGCTCAAGGCGCTCGACATCCCGACCGACGACGTCGTGCCCAACTCGGACGCGATCCAGCGGCGCATGGAGGAGCAGCAGCAGATGGCCCAGCAGCAACTGGCCGTCGAGCAGCAGGCTGCCCAAGGTGCCGAACAGGCGCGCCTCGAAGCGGCGCAACTGTCGGCCGACTCGCAGGAGCGGCAGACCGGTGCGAAGCTCGCCGCGCAGATCCGCATGAAGCAGATGGATCGCGAGGACAACGCCAACGATCCGTCCAAGCAGCCGCCGGGCAAGAAAACAAAGGAGTCGCGCAAGTACGACGACAAGGGCAACCTCGTGGGCGAGAGCCGCGAACGGGAGGAGTGATGGAACCGACTGAGCAACGCGGCCTACTGGGCCGCCTCTGGGATCTGGTGCTGCGCGCCTACGCGTGGCTGACGAGCAAGGTCAGACGCGGCGGTGCCACAGAATAAGCAAACCGAGGAGGCGGTCGCCAAGCACGCGATCCGCCGCGCCGCGGCAATGGCCCGCGAGATCCAAGCCCTGCGCTCATGGGAGCAGTGGCAGGCCCGGCGCATTCAAGACCTCGAAGCGGCGTTGCGCGAGCACGGCATCGCGCCGCCGCCCCACCCGTGGGTGCCGGGGCGCCAACCCCAAGATGTAGGGGAATTGCCCACGCCGACCGCAAGCAGTTGATTGCGTCGGGCAAAGCACTTACGATCCGCTACGCATGGACATCCAACTGAGCGCTTCGGATCTCCGCGTCTTTTCGGCAGTCAACGTGCTGCCCGAGGGACAGGCTCTGATCTCGATCCTCAAGCGGGCTCTGTCCGAGAGTGACAAACGAAGCCGCACGCTGGAAGGTGCGGCGCTACACCGAGCGCAGGGCAATTCGATCTGTCTGGCAGACCTGATCGAAAAGTTCGGCACGGCAGGTAGCACTCTCAAACCGCATGCCGCGATTCCGAGTCGTGACGTAGCCAACGTCCGATTCGCGAAACCCGAGGCGTAGCGACCTGACTGCGCGGAAGCCGACCATGAGGCGATTCATGGCGATCCACGGCAACGAACCCGGCTCCAGCCGATCGTGGATGCATGAACTCGACACCGAGTCTCGAATCGCAACAGGCACGTCTCCCGCGTCAGGTAGTTCGCGCCGCTGAACGAGCGGCACAACTCCAGCAAGAGACGACCCGCAGTACCGCAGCCAACGAACCGCTGGCAACAGCATCCGAGGCATCCGCAGCCCCGCCGGCTGCCCCGCACGTCGCTGCAGCGCCCCCACCGGCTGCCGATCCGCGCCAAACGGATTGGCAGTACTGGAAGAAGCGCTACGAGGTGACGCAGGGGTTTCTGGACGACCTGCGGACCAAGCGCCAAGAGGAAAGCCGCAGCGCACAGGATCGCATCCGCGACCTGACGCGCAAGGTGCAAGAACTGGAGTCGCAGAAGCCGCAAGGCGATGTCGAACTCTCCAGCATGTTCACGCCCGAGGAGATCGAGAGGATCGGTCGGGCGGAAGCGCAAGCCCTCGCCAATGCGGCGACCCGGCAGGCGCAGAACATCGCTCGGGCCGAGATCGACAAGCAGTTGCAGCCGCTGCGCGACCAGCAGGAGCAGGACCGCCAGACCGAGCAGCAGAAGAAGGCCACACGCTTCTACGACGAGATCGCGCAGGAAGTACCGAACTGGCGCGAGATCAACGACAGCGATGGCTGGAAACTGTTTCTGGGCGAGGAGGACGACGGAGTGGTGCGGCAAGACATCATCGACCTCGCGGTCGAGAAGGCGCGCGCCAAGCCGATCGTCAAGTTGCTGAAGCAGTACGAGGCCACGCTCAACCCGGCCGACGTCGCTGCCCAGCCGCCGGTGCTGCCGCAAGGTGGTGCGCTGCAGGGCTCTGGTGGATCGAATCCACCCCCTCCGAGCCAGCGGTTCCCCACTCCTGCCGAGGTCAAAAAGTTCTTCACCGATTGCGCCCTTGGCCGGTACAGGGGTCGTGACACGGAACGTGGTGCGTTCGAGGCGCGGATCAACGCTGCCCGCGCTGCCGGCTATCTGCGGTAGGCGCGGGTGGGAATGAACCCACCTCGAAAGGAGTAACCAGCAATGGTTCCCCGCGCGTCAGGCGTTCCGGACTACGGTCCGAGCGGCACGATCAACTTCAACCCCGAGATCTACTCGGGCAAGTTGGTCGAGAAGTTCTACAAGACCACGGTGTTCGGCGAGATCGCCAGCACCGACTACGAGGGCGAGATCGCGGGCTTCGGCGCGCAGGTCATCATCCGCACGATCCCCGACATCACCGTGTCGGACTACGTGATCGGCGCGGGCCTCGCCACCCAGTACCCGAGCCGCAACTCGGTCACCCTGCCGATCGACAAGGCCAAGGCGTTCAACGTCGCCCTGAACACGGTCGATGCGCGCCAGTCCGACATGGATCTGGCCGACGTGTTCGCCAACGACGGCTCGGTGCAACTGAAGATCGCCGCCGACGCCGAGATGCTGGAAGTCATCCCGGCACAGGTCGACGCGGCCAACACCGGCACCGCCGCTGGCAACGACTCGGGCGACCTGAACATCGGTTCGCTGGTGTCGCCGCTGACCGTCGGCAAGGCGGTGTCCTCGGGCGTGCAAGGCATCGTCGAGTTCATCACCGACTGCGGTCAGGTGCTCGACGAGCAAAGCGTCTCCGACGAGGGCCGCTGGATGGTGCTGCCGCCTTGGGCCATCAAGCTCATCAAGCAGTCGGACCTGAAGATCGCCTCGCTGGCTGGCGACGGTGTTTCGATCCTGCGTAACGGCAAGGTCGGCATGGTCGATCGCTTCACGCTGTACCAGTCGCGCAACGTCTACAAGACGCTGTCGCCGACCACCTCGTGGAGCGTGATGTTCGGCCACTCCGCTGGTCTGGCCTTCGCGGCGCAGATCGTCGAGGCGCAGATGATCGACAACCCGAGTGACTTCGGCTACCTGATCCGGGGGCTGATGGTGTTCGGCTTCAAGGTCATCGAGGCCGACTACGTGGGCTGCGCGTTCATCAAGGCCGCCACCTGATAGGGCAGCGGGGCTGGCAACGGCCCCGCTCTCCCGACTCTCACCGAAAAGGAACTGAGATGAGCAAGCCTCGTGTGTATGCCCCGCCGATCGAGCAGACCAACTCGTCCGTCATGGACGGGAACGGCAACGCCAAGAACGGCGGCAAGTTCAAAGCGCGCTACCCGCACACCCCGCTGGGTGTCGGCACGTCCAACCCGTCGACTGGCAAGGGCTTCCGCCCCGCCAAGACCCCGGGCGGCCCGGCCGGTAGCTAACCGCGTCTCCTCACTGGTCCCGACCAGTGTTCCGGGGCCGGCCTGCCACAGGACCGGCCCCTTTTTACGACCTCTCCCACTGAAAGGCTGCCATGGCAACGATGACCCGCACCGTCCCCACCCGTAACGTCGGCATGACCCGCACCGACACGCACGGGCGCCTCGCGATCCGCGACGACGGTCTGCTGATGCCGGGCACGCCCAAGATCCTCGCGCTGGCCGGCTACCGGCCCTACTTCGGCAACCCCAAGGCCTCGCTCGATGACCGCATGGCCTACATCCACGGCCAAGAGCGCGCATTCAACGCGCAGGTGCAGGCCGAGCAAAACGCCTTCGACGTCGATGCGGCCACGCACGAGCAGTTGATCGAGTTCGCCCTGACCGAGTACGGCAAGACGCTCGACGTGCGCAAGCCCGTGGAGAAGCTGCGCAAGGAAGTGATCGAACTGGCAGCGGCCGAGGCCGCATCGAAGGGCTGACATGCTCGCCTCGCGCGTGATCTCCCGGGTGCGCCGCACCTTGATCGACGAGGATGCGGTCACGTGGACCGACGCCCAGTTGCTCGACTACCTGTCGGCCGCTGAGCGCTTGGTCTGCTCGATCAAGCCCGACGAGTACGTCAAGCGCGAGACCGTCACCCTCGTGGCCGGCGTCGACCAAGAGCTACCCGACGACGGCCTGTCCCTGTTCGAGGTGCTGCGCAACGCCTCGGGCCGCGCAGTCAACCTCGTGGGCAAGGATCTGCTCGACAACACCGACGCGACGTGGGCGGCCAACACGCCCTCGGACACGATCACCGAGTACTGCGCCGACCACCGCTCGCCGCGCCTGTTCTACGTCAACCCGCCCGCCACCACGAGCGCGCAAGTCGTGCTGCTGTACGGCGCGCTGCCACCGGCGCTGTCCACCGTGGGCGACACGCTGACGGTCAGCGACGTGCTGGAAAACGCCCTGTGGGGCTACACCATCGCGCTGGCCTACGCGGAGAACACCAAGCGACAGGATCTGGGCAAGAGCAACCAGTGGATGGCCTTCGCCACCCAGAACGTGGCCGGGCGCGAGACGACGCAGAAAACCGCGGCCCCTGAGCTTGGCCTTGCGGAGCGCACCTGATGGCACTGGTCTCGACCCTCATCGGCCCGATCAAGCAGAAGCTGCGCAAGTGTCCCGAGGCCACCATCCGGCAGGCCTACGTGCGCGCTGCACGCACGCTGCTCGGCCGCTCGCGCTGGTACTTGAGCCCACTGACCGCGCCGCTCGTGGCCGGCACCGCGCAGTACTCGCTCGGGACCGATCCGCAACTGGAGATCCTCGATGTGCCGATCGGCTCGCTCACCCAGCCGAACAACGCCGGGGTGATCCCGATCATCCCGACGCCGGCGTGGAACTTCAACCCGAACGCCGACCAAGGCACGCCGCAGTACTTCGCCTACGTGCCCGAAGGCTCGGTGAGCTTCTACCCGGTGCCCGATCAGGCCTACACGGTCACGCTGTCGCTCGTGCTGCAGTGCCGTGAGTCGGCCACCGAGGTCGACGACTACCTGCTCATCAAGTGGCGCCGGGCGTTCGAGAACGGCGCGCTCGCCGACCTGTACCTGATCCCGGGCGAGCCGTGGTTCTCCGCGGAACTGGCCATGTCCCACAAGCGCGAGTTCGAGCGCGACATCAACAACGCACAGATCGACCGCGAGCGCGGCTACGTGTGGGGCTCGCAGCGGGCTCAGGCGCGTCGCTTCGTCGTACAGGGAGGCTGACATGCCCGCGTTCTCACTGAACCCGCTGGCGCCGTTTCCGCCGCCCGGCGAGGACTTCCCTGACGGCACCCAGTTCCAAGACGAGGGCACCGACGTCGGCCCGCCCACGCCACCCTACGTGAACTTCGTGGGCGACGGCGTGGTGGCCACCTTCGACGAGGAGACCAACACCGTCACGGTGGCCGTCAGTGGCGAGGTGCAGTCGGGCGCCGTGGGCGAGGCGACGCTGCAGATTCAGGCCGATGACGCTGACGTGGGCGCCGACGACACCGAGACCCTGAACTTCGAGGGCGATGTCTCGGTGGTCGACGACGGCACCGGCAAGCGCACCGTCACGATCAACGCCGGCGGTGGCGGCACGCCGCTCACCGTGTCGCAGGACGACGTGGTGATCGAGGAGAACGTCAACCTCATCAACGTCCTTGGCGATGCGCCGCTCGTGACGGCCCGCTCGGGCGCTGGTGCGGTCGACCTCGCGTTGCGCGCGGGCGGCCGCTCGATCCTGCTCACCGGCGCGCAACTGTTCCCCTCGGTGGGCTCGAACGACGCGTGGGCCGACATCCTGATGGCCCCGCCGGGCTCGGGCTACACGGTCGACGTGACCGACTGGGGCAACCTGCCCGACAACTTCTGGCCGACGTGGACCGAGTCGGGCGCCTTCAACTACTGGACCTACGACCCGGCCTACGTGTGGCTCGTGACCTTCGGCATCCGCGGCACGTGGCTGGGCGGCGCAGGCTCGCTGGAGAGCACCCAGTTCCGCGCCTTCGTCACTGCCACGCCGACGGTGCAGAACCCGACGATCTTCCCGATCGCCGAGCACCAGCGCCTGTACGAGGGCGACGCCTTCGCCATCGGCTTCGCCGGCATCCTGCTGCCGTTCGGCAGCGAGTACCTCCGTCTGCAGATCCTGAATCCCGCCTCTGGCAACACGATCCAGATTGACGACGTGCGCACCACGTTCGTGCCCATGTCGTTCTCGGCGCCAGCGCAAGGCGAGTGGCCGTGAGCTTCACGCTCGATCCGGTCACCCCGCCGTCCCCGCTGGAGTCGCTGCCCCCGCCGGGCACGCAGTTCCAGTTCGAGGGCGAGGATCTCGGCGGCCAGACGCCGGCGCGCGTCGACTTCGTCGGCGATGGCGTCGCCGCCACCTACGACCCGGCCACCGGCGTGGTAACGGTCGAGGTGGCCGAGCTACCGCCGCCGCCACCG